TAGGATCGTCATTGTATGCCTTGTACACGTTACCCATGTTCATTTCAGACTCAAGCACGTTGTTCATCTCGAACGGTAGCTCTCTAGTTATGCCGGCTACTGCCTGGGCGTCTGCTGTAAGAGGCATACCTATTTTGGTAGCCATTAACATGGCTAGTATATGAACAAACCCATGTGAAAACAATGCAGGATTTTGAATCTGTTTAGTGTAGTACAAGTAAACAGCGTCTAGCCTACAGTGTATTGTGTTACCTACAACTTCCCAGTCGTCTCTGCCGCCACGAGGCCATATGTCACGAGAGGCTGCACAGTCATTAGGCACTTGATACACTGACACATTATCAGGGTAGTTAAAGTCTTCAGCAAGTTGCTGAAGTCTTATGAAGCCACGTGCAAATGGCCAATCAAATCGTTGTAGAAGTAAGTCCCGTAGTGGATCAAAGAATACAGAGCATAGACGTGCTCGTTTATTGTCTTCATCCATGGCTCTTATACTATCAACACCGAAGTATGCTAGGGACATGTTACTAATACTAACTTTTGAATAAGCCATTTGCTATTACCTATTAAGAGGTAGGGATATGCGTGGAGTCTACATGTCTAAATCTAGCATCCAACAGAGCAGCAACTAGTTCTGACTTGGACGTCTTGTCATCATATTTTATGTCAATAGAATATGTTTCAGACGCAAACTTAACAAGGTCGCTAGCTCGCCACTTAGACGACATTAACTCTTCTTCTTTAGCTGCACCGAAGTTTACTTCTTCAGCGCCTATTAGTCTAAAGCAGCGTTCATTAGGGTTCTCCTCAGCTGTAACAACTTCATCAGCCAGGATATAACGTATGCTGGACTTGGCAGACAATCGAATCTGGCAGTCTCTAACACATGCATATTTATTCATCGTATTATTCCAAAGTAGTTGAGTGCCTCATTACAAGGCACTCAGTTTTTTACTTAGACGTTAGTCTGAACGTCTGATACAATACCAGCGGAGTAAACGCCAGCCGAAGTAGTACCTTCGAGGTCGATAACCACATACTGCTTACAAGAAGCAGGAAGGTAAAACTCATAAGTGCCAACAGCTGCGAAAATGGATTCGTCAAGAGTCATTAAAGGCTCATCGGCGTCACCATCGGCGTCATGCAAAAATATAGCACCAGTACAACCTGTCAGAGCTGCTTCAACACTAATGAAGCATTTGATCGGTTGTCCAGGTCCGGATTTAGCATTACCCAGGTTCAGGGTTGTTGGAGTTCCGTTATGGGCTAACGAATCAGCCCATAGAGTGTCTTTGTCTAACAACATTATATATCTCCGTTAGATTAAACGATTCGAGCTTCGGTTTCTAGGATACCATCACAAGAGCGTATAGGGCGTCCTCGGAAGGACATTATTTGTTGACCGAATACTTCAGTCATGCCAAGAGCGGCGTTTGTCTTCTCGACAGCAGCAAGATCCAGCATAGCCGCAACAGCAGCTCCGCAATAGAACACACCACGACCACGACCACCTGCAGGAACAGCGTGCATTGCTTTAATCATGCTAGCATACAGCTGTTTCTGGTGAGTAGCGTCATCAAGCTGAGCCAGGTCGATATTAGCTACACGAACAATGTAGCGCCAATCACGGATACACATGCCCATTTTCCATTGGTAATGGGATTGGAAACCACGGAAGCGGCCGCCATCGTTATCAGTAAGGGTTACTTCACCAAGATCGTTCATCTGTAAGCCAGCAGTAGAACCTTTAGGAAAGATTCCATGTACTGTGTCTTCGCCCCAAACAATGTACCATAAGCTTGTCATGTCGCCTGCAGAACCGCCAAAATCAATTACATTAGGTAAGTAAGTGGTGGACGGCTGTACTGCACTAGGCTTTGTAGCCAAGGCCAGGGTGTCATAGCGAGGAGCAAGACCTAAGAAACGCTCAGGGTTTGTATCAGTATCGCCATAGAACAGAGTAGACGCCATGGTGTTAGACATGCCTTCAATATGAGGCTTGTCTTCTGACATACGAAACTCAGCAGTGTTGCCATTCAACATTGCAAGGTCTTTATCAACCTCTGCAAAGTCTTCCAGCATACCGATGCTGTCGTCTACCTGAGAGGTAGTACTTTTCGTAGGACGTACACCATAGTTCAGCTTGCGCCAGGTAGGTGTAGGAGTATCCGATCGAATTGTAGTACGGTGACCAGTAGGCAAGTTACCTTCTACAAGAGGAATGTCCTCCATAATAGGGTTAGCCTGTGTCAACAGTTCTGCAATAGAAGCGATGGAACCATCTGGATCAAGTCGTTTAGTAACGTTGATCAGATTCGGCAGTTCCCCGCCGTTATATGGGGTATAAGCCATTTAAAATTACCTCAGTTAGATTTACTAGGATGTGAATTGCCAAACATTTTTTGAGCAGCGGTATGTTTAGCAGGATTGGTATAAGCCGATCCCTTTATAAAGCCGCCTTCCTTTAGGTCGTTACCTAAAGAAACAAAGAAGTCCAGCACAGCTGGGTGGCTTCCGTACTCAGTACTGTCAAGCAAAGCTTTTAGATTCCCGTCAGGGTCATTAAGAGCTAAAGCCTGTTTTGCTAATGCCATTTTGTAACCGCCTTCTTCGCCCCAAGATTTAACATGAGCCTCACCCTGCTGTCGTAGCATTACTTTCTCACTCTCCCCAGCCGCAGCAGTAATACCTGCAAACGTCTTAAGAGTGTTGTCAAGTTGAGCTTGAGTCATATCGTTCTTGTGTGCAAATTCGGCAATATGTTTAGGCATGCCTTCCGGTAGGGTATAGTCATCAACCGCAGGTACCACACGTTCATCCGGCTGTGGGGCCGAATCGTCTGTAGCCGCTGCGTCTTGATCGGCGGGGGCCTCCGAAGTATCTTTGTCAGTAGCCGCATCAGCGTCTGCTGTCTTAGAATCAGTGTCTGCTGCTGCTGCGTTTACATCTGTAGCAGCAGCGTCAGTAGCAGCAGCGTCAGTAGTAGCGTCAGTAGCAGGAGTGTCGTCAGTATTTTCTTGTATATCAGTCATCAGTGTTGTCCTTTATATGTTTTATTACCATTGTAGGATAAGCTGTAGGATCTACGTCCTCTAGCTTAGCCAGTATTTCTAAGCCGATTTCACGTCGACCTAGTTGCCTATTAAGTTGCGCGTTTTCGGTACCATACATTGTGTCGTAAATACCACACATGCTTAGGATGTCCCATAACACCGCAGAAGCAGAACCGCTCTTTAGGCAGTCCCTATAGTTTTCATGAAGAGCTAACTCTTCTCTTTCTTCAGGTGTCATATTGGTAACGTATTAGCTGTTGCAAACGTCTCTGCCAATATAGCACCAGACTCTGCATTTAATTTTTTAGTGTTAGCGTCCTGGTTGTTGATAACACCTCCACGTTCTAACGCTTGCATACCTTCTTCTTTACGAGCTTGTTCCTGTTGCATAGCAGCTCTGTTCTTTCGTATGGCATCGCGGTCGTCAGACTTACGTAACACCCCATAGTCCACCCCTTCTATACGGGCTCTTTCAGCTATAGACTCATCTATGTTTACATTGTCAATAGCCTCAGGATCAAACTGTGCCATAGCTCCAACGTAACTCATGAACTTGTCTGTATTCTGACCTTGCAACGTGAGTAAGGAAGTAGCCAGTGGGCTTACTAATGTTACACTGAAGTCTTCAGCCAGCTCAGCAAGAGCAGGATCTAATGGTGGAAACATGCCTTTACGAAGCATTATGTTAAAGCATCGTTTAAGCTGTGGAGTAAATTTTTCCATATAGAGCTTCTCAACTACAGGAGCTAGCCTATACATCTGCTCAGATTGAGTGTTGTGTACCTGGGCTGCCTTAAGAGGTGAAGCATTAGGGTCTCTAGAAGCAGTCAAGAACACTTCATTAAAGAAGTTTCGTTGAATACGTTCTTCTACCCTTTGAACTGCAGCACTTACACCTGAGAAGTCAAAATTAACATTGTACAAAGGTGTAACAACTTCCGCAGGATTAGCGTAATAGTTCTTAGCTCCAGGAAGTGAGTTAAGTTTGCCCTTCATTTTAGCAGGTGCATTCAAAGGTGGCTCAATAGACTTATGTGTAGCCATCAAGAAAGCCTTCTCCATTTCCTGTAATCGTCGTATGTCAGGTATAGACCTGGAACCAAGACCTACACCGTAGGTATCTTGTCCAATCTTTCCCCAAGTGGAAACAGTGTACGGACATTCGTAAAAACCGTCTGTACGTAAAGGCACAGAGTGTAGCCTAGGGGAACGATTAGCGCTATCAGCACCCGTGACTTCGTAAAATACTCTACCATAAGGTTTGTCTTTGTAAGTGTCTTTAACAGTTAACTCTATTACTGCTCTGTCTACCTTATGTATGCCTGCTATGTTTTCATTTACAGCCTTTTTAGTAGAATCGCTTACTTTATCAGCACCGAATTCGTCAACCAGCTGTTTCTGAGACATGAACAACGTACGAATGAATGAATCAGTAGCACCAGCCTTGGTCTTAGCGAAGCAATACTCGCCTGCAGTTAGGAGCTCAAAGTTAAAAGGGATAAGAGGATCGTCTGAATCACTACCAGTGTAGTCAGAAGCTGTACCATATCCGCAAAATTCTGTGTAAAAGCCCTCAAGAACAGAGTAATAGCCGCTAGATAACATACCTGCATTAGTTAATTTTTGACTTTCTTGCAGCCATGCTACTAATGGTTCTATACCTTGCAAATGAGCAGGCCATGTGAACTTAAACCAAGGCATGCTAGGAGACGACATACGGCCATACAGCCCAGATACCAATACATTTAGAGCATCTTCCCCAGCTGGGTTAATAATGTTCTTATTAGTAAGCTTTCGTTTAGGAGGCTTAGTATAAGTTTGGTAAATACCGCGTCCTGGAAGCAACCAGTCACTGATCTTACGCCATTCGGCCTCCCATTCGGAGCGATCGTTGCGTAAGTCCTGATGTATCTGTAGGACTTTTTCTACGCTGTATTTATCTGCAAAATTAGTCATTATTCGCCTGTCAATAGAGAAGATGTAACTTCAGCAGACTCAAAGTCCAGTAGTGGGGAAGTCAAAACTGTGTCACTTCTGCCATGTTTCTGTCTTAAATCTTTCTGGTAATCTGCTGAAGCTTTATTACGTAGCTGATTGGCTCTATCAGTCCAGTCTATTTCCTGTTCCTCTATAATAGTAGGAAGAGGAGTGTTACTGGCCATAGTCTGCATCATACCTTGTTGAGCACTACTTATGGCAGTCAGAGACTGGCCCATCATTTGAGTCATAGCATTCATCATGTTTTGCATAGCCATGTCGTCTGCTGTAGTGTCTACAGGAGGCGGTGCTGGTGCGCTTGATCCTTTACCCATAATTACTGACCTAATAAAGAACTAGTTGCAAGAGTTTCCTCTTCATCGCCTACAATGGAGCCTGTTCGTTTTTTGGTTCCGGATGTAGACACCGTTTTATCAGCAGTTTTATTAGGCTTCCCATCAGCCGCAGAAGCATCTCCTGCCGTAATTGCGAAGCCATCGAAACCTTTTGGTTTTCCTGCTTTCTTAAATAAGCCTTCAAGTCTCTGTTGATCACCGTCGTTCCATATAGTTGCAAAATAGTTACTGATTCTAGTAGACTTACTAGCTTCATCAATCTTGTAGTCAATACCTAGTAAGTCTGCATTCGACTGTTCCTGAGATATTAAGCTGTTTATGTGGTCTGTAGCAGAACTTGCAGCATCCAAGTACCCACTGTACAAGTCATCACGCTCTCTTCGCTGTGCAGCCTTTTCAGCTTTAGCCGCAGCTTTATCTGCAGCAGCTTGAGATGCAGCCTGAGACGCAGCAAAGTCTGCAGAAAAGTCAGGCATGTCAAATTTAAAGTCAGGGACTATATAAGAAGGACCTATCGGCTGGTCTGGTAATACAGGAGCGGCCTGTTGTTTAGAACCTTTACCCATTTGAAGCTACCTTTGTAGTTACTAGTGAATCCACGATGCTGCCTTTATACGCAGCGCTGTTCGGTAATATACCTAATCTTTCAAAGCCTAGCTTACGTACGTATATGCATGAAGGCCTATTAGTTACAGGGCTTAACCCGTATAAAGTGTCAATATAGCTTTCAGGTAATCTGCTAACATCTTTCCAGTTAAGTAGTATTTGGTTAGTTACTTCAGTACCTATTTCTACTTTTTCAACAAAAGACAAGCCAGGCTGTAAGCTAAAGTGTATTTGAGCTGCCTTACCTACGAAGTTGCTTAGCATAAATTCAGCAACAATTTCTTTAGATACTATATCCACGACTGCAAAGTTAGTTGGACTGTCTACAAGTCCCAATGTGTCTTGAATAGTAGGACCGTCAGCCAACTCGCTGTCAGCAAATCTGTCATGTAACAGGTCTGCGTTATGCAAGTCAGTAAAATAGTCAAGTACTCTTTCTTGAGGTATAGCCTTCATAGGCATTATCAAGTAACAGTTACACAAGCCAGTAGAAATTAGCTTGTCTATTAACGCGTTGTAGTGTTTAGTTGAATCCATATCGTGACTCGAATGCACCATTGTTATCGTATGACTGACCAGACTCTAAGTCTTGCATGTATGTTAAAGGATTGTAGCTTTCAGCAGCCTTACTTGCTTGAGCTAGTTCCAGCATTTCTGCAGTAACACCTAAGTCTATCAACTCTTGTGAAAGAGCTCCATCAGTTTGAATGTTCTCGTCTTCTTCCGAGAATGTTAAGCCTAAAGCTTCAGCGAAATCTGGAGACCTATGGCCTCTATTCTTAAGTGAAGACTTAGGTTCCACTCTGACACGGTTCTTTTCGTCACGTATCATGTTAGGAGTAGTAAGTTCAGTAACTAGTTGTTCAACAACGTCAAGCTCGTTAGTCTCGGGATGCTCAGCTATACCCGACAAGTCAGGAATGTTGGTATCTTTAAACCATTCTAGCATCCTTATCCACATGAGAGCCTTCATGTCAGCTATACCTTCTTTGTATACCTTACCATTGAAGTGAACTCCCTCTACCAGATGGCTGTAACCTAGCTGATATAGTCTACTAATAACACCTTCACCTCGACCAGCATCAATACGTACTGCATGAGGTCTAACGACTTTAATATAACGCACAATTTCATCAGCAAAGGCCATATTATCCATTCCCTGATAACCTCTAAGCCAATGAACTTTTCTACCTTGTCTGTAAGATATAACCGCTTTATCACCTTTGACAGCGTATGCAACGTCACAACCTAGTATTCTAGGTGCATGCTCATAAGCTTTACGTGACAGGACAGCATCAGGCTTAGTAGTTGGTGCCACAATGTCAAGAGGTATGAAAGCTTCTTCTGTAGAAGCAGTCCAGGAACAATAGTACTCCTGCTCTATAAGAGACTCTCTCATGCCAGCCCTACGATCTTCTTCAATAGCCTCTAGAGTAGGATAGCCTGTATCGTCTCTAGTAAGATATTGATAGAACCACTTAGGGTTTTTCTGAGCCATTACACTCATAACGTACATGTGATTCATACCACGAGGTGTACCGTTAAACAGTGCCCATCCACCATTAGCCGCCATCATAGGACGAATATAGTCCCAAGCTTCTGGACGCTGTAGAGAGTACTCAGTGAAGATAGCACCCATAACATTAAGGCCCATTAAACTATCATACTGATCACTGCCTACAGCTTTAACCATGGAACCATTGACTAAGTCAATCTCCATTTGGCTGTTTCTTTTAGCAGCCACTAACTGCTGAGGGAAGAAGTCTAAGAACTTCCTACCTTCATTTGTACCACCCAACCAGACTATCTGCCTCGTTTGGGTGTGTAGCGGACCTATATACAAGTATAAGCCAACTCGTTGAATAGCCTTAGCTATAAGGATATTCAATGCAACTAAGTCCTTTCCATTCCGCCTAGGCCATATAGTCTGGCCTCTTAAGCCTGGCTTATCCTGCATAAAATAGTCCCATACGGGCTGTTGATAGTCCCGAAGGTCTAGCCCGTATGGTAGTCTCAATACATTAGCTTCAGACTTAAGTGACGACGTAGCTTTCATAGTCGCCGGAGGAGATTCAGGGAAAGAATCGGGTAAATCGTCAACCCCGTGAGGGGTGTCTGTATCCGTTAAAGATGCTTTGGTGAAATGGTTTTGCGTAGTTTCAGGGATAGGAGGAACCTTATCTACGGCAGTACCTGCAAGATTAGCTTCATTAACGGTTGGTGTGGATACTTCAAGGGGAACACGAGAAAAACCTTTAGTATCCACCTCCAGTGGTGAAGTACCTGGAGCCTGGCCAGACACAACCAGTGGACTATTTGGAGTAGCTGAGTCAGCTGGGTTAAAACACAAGGTGTACTGGAGCAGAGGCGCATACTCTGCTGTGTGGTCAGGGTGTAGCGTATTGGTACTAGATAAGTTCATCGTTATCCAGTCCTGCTTCTGTCTGCATTAGTTCATAAGCTTGTCTGTCCATTAAGGTTACACGAAGTTCGCCCTTGCCTGCTCTACGTGCCTTAGGCATATATGGTAACGTAACAGGATTATTGGCAGCATCGTACATTACCCTTTGGTAAGGCAACAGTTGCTGTAGATCCTGTTTTGTTAAGTTAAAGTAATCCATAGTATGTCAGGGTAGCGTTAGCTTGGTAGCTGGTGCTATGTGATATAAGGCCTTTTAGAGTAGCTAAGTTTATAGATCAATTAGATAGATTGCTATGCTGATCGATCTTTCACGATGCATATAATGATACACTATGTATAATATAAAGTCAATAGGCATAGTGACAGTAACTTGAAATAATATGAAGATAATATCTTGATTTAGAATCGCAGGGGTGTACACACGAATACAGTGTAGAAAAGCCACAAACACATTTTTGGTCATTATGATATGATCGACATTTTCGTTTTTCCCCCGGCACGCCTACGTACGCGCGTCGTGCACGCACACGCGTATACGCACGCGCACGCACGCGCACGTACGACACGCGCGTACGGCCGCGGGTGACGCGTGGCGCGCGCTCGGCCGGGTACGCACGCACGCCCAGGGGCGCGGGCACGCACGCGAGCACGAGCGCGCGCGTATGCAGGTGCGCACGCACGTACGCACACGTGCACACACACGTACGCACGCACACACGTACGTGTACGTACGCACACGCACACACGTACACGTATGCAGGTGCACGTATGCAGGTGCACACACGTGCACACGCGTACGCACAACGCACGTAACGCGTACGACGCACGCACGCGCACGCGCGCTTCTTCTTTTCAAAAAAAAGAAAAAAATTTATTTTCAACTTTTTTCAATTATTTTCAAAAAAGTTATTGACAGATGATTTATTTCTGTTATTATAGCTCCATCGAATCAAGAAAAACTTTCTCGGTTCGGTCGATCTTTTATAATTTAAACAGGAGTATCAAACATGAAACATGAAGACCTAGTAGTATTAGCTCAATCTCTTTTCAACGAAGGTTCTAGCAAGAATGATATAGCTTCAAGCTTAATGGCTGAGGGCTGCGCTTTCTCTAAAGTTCCAAAAGTTTTAAAGGATGCAGAGTTGAAATTCGGCCGAGCTAAAGGTGACGGCTGGAGAGAGAAAGTAGTAGCGGCTTTTGCTGAAAATAAGTATCTAACTCAAGCTGAGTTCGAAGACTTGATAACAGACGAAGTCAAAGATGTTGAAAAGTATTCAAAGTACTTTTATGACATGATGAGCAAGCTCGCGAACTTAGTCCACGAGGAAGCTTAATCCACCTTGGCCAAGGATGGCCAATCTATCCTACTGAGTCCTGGACTCCAGGGCTCAGTCGAATAGACGAAAGTTTATTAATTCCTGTTCTTTTAAAATTTAATGCAGCAAAATGACCAAGTCGTAGGGCTATAGTATTTATAGATTTATCTATATTATCTAAAGTCTAAATCTAACTTGTCTAAAAATCTATATCTGGGATAAAAGGCCTGTAGATGGGCTTATAATAATTTAGATCATTTATCATATGAAATAAATTAATTATATATATATATATATATATTCTCAGATGCATAAGATAAATTATCTAATTTTCTATAAAATTTTATAAAAGCCTCGTTATTTTAGCACTTCTAGCCCTGCATTAGGCTTAGTCATCAACTAATAGATCATTATATAATTTAGATTTAGCACCTAGCTACTAAAAAACTTTGTTGAAATAGTTCTTGACAAAGTCGAAATAATGATATATTATCAAGATATTGAATCAGTCATTACAAAGTCTCATTCAATAAGCGTGGTCATGGATAGGCCCAAATTTTTCAAAAACCTAGTATCAATACAGGAGTATAGCAAAATGTCTCTAGTACGAGATTATCAAATCAGAAAGCTTTATAACTGGGAGAACTCTCCGGAGCTCAAACAGTTACTAAGTGACTACGACCAGGAAGATGGGTTGTTAATGTTTGATCCACTTCCTAAGTCAATCATACCGAGTGCAGTAGCACAGATGTTGAATTCCTTTGACATACCACTGTGGATGCACCCAACCATTGAGTTTAGGCCCAGGCTTAAGTCCAGGGCTTACTACACTAGCCCGAGATACTCGGACAAGATAACTCATCATGGAAATGTGGCCAAGCTGTTTAACCAGACTAACCTGGATAACGAGGGG